TGATTCCAAGGTCACACCACCAGACAATCTGACCAGTGAATGATTGTAGTACCGATTGAAGACAAAGAAGCCATCTTCATCTTTGTCTTGTGGAATCGATGGAAGATACACCACTGGCTTCTGTTCACTGAGATGTTGACAGATTCCCAACATACCAAACACAGCATCCCCATAGTTGGCAATTGGCATTGCTCCACTGGCATTGCTGAACTGCCAGAAATCTGGGTTCAGTTCATAGATGGTCCGACTGTCCACAGGTTCTGTCCATGCCACTTGGAATGTTCTGCGACCTTCTGACATCTTGCGTGCATAGTACATTCCATCATTGGTGGTGTATGATTGGACATTTGGTTCATAGTTGATACTTCGACCACGTTGATATTGTGGTGCCATGAAATATATTGAACCAAAGACCATGGTGCCAATCTGATAGTATCCTTCCAATGTATCCTGTGTTGGAATCTCGATGGCATATGCCACCTCACCAGCACCGGCAGCACCTTGGAAGGCTTCTGAAACAATAGTCACACTGTCTGGAATCAAGTTGATTGTTCCACTGGTTGGAAGTGTCGTTGGATCCACCAGTTCACTGTCAAAGACCAATACAGCACTTTTGGCATCTGATGTCTTTGTCCACAATCCTTCACTGTTTTGCACTATCTTCACAATGTACTTGGTTTCACCAGATATCAGTTCTGCACGCCATCCAACACATTCACCATATTTCAGATAGATGTTCTTGGTCAGGTTGTCTGGAACCAGTGTTGCACCCACCCTTTCAAAGTTTCCTGACAGACCAGTTGACACATCGATGGACACAGCAGTTGACCAACTGGAACCATTCCATGTCTTCAATGTGGCTGTCTTCCAGTTGATATTGGACAGATGGAGACCAGCAACATCATTCAATCCAAGATTCTTCTCACTTGACTTGGTGACTGGGTCCGTGTACCATGCAATCCGCTCTGTGGATAAGTTATCAACACTTCTCCAAACCACCCTAGGTGACAAAGCAACTTGATGGAATATGTGGTCAATCGGATAGTCATATCTTGGTGCAATCTTGTATTGGTCTCCAGCTCTGGCCGGGGCATCTTTGGCACTCAGTAACAGACCACCATCAATGTATGCATATGAACCATAAGCTGGATACACAGCACCACGCAATTCAGCATTTGGTTCACCAATGCCACCAGCTGATACATGCATTTCTGGCCAGTATGATATAAATGTTCCACTTGACAGATGGCCCCAATGGAACAATCTTGTGATTCCCGGTGCTTGGGTTCCAAGTGTCACACTGATTTCTGTCCATACCTTGGCTTGTTTTTCATCCCATGAACGGTAGTACACTTTGACCTTTGTGGCATCTTGGAACACCATGAATTCATGCATGGTTGTCAAGTCGATGGTTTCTGTGTGCAATGTTGCAGTGTGGTCCAAGATGCTGAATCCACCTTCAGCAAACCGAATCCGCAATGTGTAACTGTTGGAACCATCTGAAGATTGGACTTTGAATGCAATGTTGTCTGCTGTCAAACTTGTATTGGTTTCAACTCTTATCTTGAATCGATAGAACATGTCATGATACACACTTGGTGTGTATCTATAATATTTTGTATTTGAACTTGTTTGGATTTTCAATCCCTCTGTGAAGATGAAATCTGAACCAGCACCAGTTGTGGTGTACAATGTTGTGTTGTCTGGTTTCTGATTGTGAATCCAGTTATATTCAAATCCATAGTATTGATTTCGGTCTGGTTGCTGTTCTCGTTCTGGATGCTGAACTGAAGACCATCCACCAAGATACAATCCACCAAGACTGAGACCAGTTGAACCACTTGTGGTGTTCAATGCCAAGAATGTTCTGCCTTCCCACACTGCAGCTTTGAGATTCCGCAAGTTGATTGTGGAACCGCCTTGATACAAGATAGTTTGTGCAACACCACTTGTGAACCCTTGACTGGTCTGTTGCCAAGTATCACCAAGGTCTTTGGACTGGAAGCCATACAAATCACCAGTTGTATCTCTGACAACAATGAAGATGGTTTCATCTTGGTACCAACAAGCCAGTGTTCCATCAGTCAATGTGTCACCAGATGCTGTGCAGAATGTCAACACACCACTGGAAACATTCACTTGATATTCAGATGTGTATTGTGTAGTCGCTGCAGCAATACCGGGATTGGGTATCTTGATGAATGATAAAGTATCAGTTTCACTGAGATATGCGAATCCCTGTTGACCATTGGGCAATGCAACAGCAACTGGAAATGCATGTTCTTCACCATAGAAGCCAAGTGCATAGAAGCTTGTTCCACTGTCTCTGGACACAAACTGAACCATTTTATTGTCACCCAACAATGTGATTTTTGTTCTCAGGCCAACAGTCAAAGTGATGATGTCATCAGATACAATCAGATTGGCAGTATCCAAGTAATTCCCAGAACTGGCACTGACATCAATATAGTTGTCCACCAATGCCCTTCTGGATATTTCTTGCCAAGTGTCCCCACCATCTGAGCTTCTCCACACAAACAGATTGACCACATCGATATTGGTATAGTTGAAGAAGGTCACAATGATTGAACCATCTTTCAAGACTGCAATGCATGGTTTGGCTGTGTTCTGTGGTGAACCAGACAAAGTGGTGGTCAACAGTGTCTGCAGTGTTTCAATGCTGCCATTCTGCTTCTGTCTTCTGACTGAAATGGTATAGATCAAACCATTGTTCAATTCAGTGACCCAATACAGTGTTCCATCTTGGGATGCTGTGATTCCATAGTCTGAATAGCTTGCTGTGGTATTGGTGAAATTCAGATATTTCCAATCAGTGATGACATTGTTGGCATTCTGTGAACACTTGACATCATCTGAACCAGAAAACACAAAACTGGCTTTCTCTCCTGGTGTTCCACCCTCGACAGTTTCAACAGTGATGTCTTGAGACTGTGAACCAGCCATTGCCAAAGACAATCCAGTGTATGACTGACTTGGAAGGGCTACACCAGCTCTGGAATTCTGTTGTGTGAATGTGGACTGTTCTGGCCAAATGTTATCTTTTGTTATGTTGATGGTTGGAACCAATAGTCCACGCATCTTGTCTGGTGTTGTGTTTGCCATATCAGTATGCCTTATCCCGGTTTGTTTTGGTTGTCTGAATCCGATTTCTTTTGTGAATCTGCCAAAGTGCTTGAATGGTTGCACCACCACCACTTGTTCTTGTGGTGCTGTACCTTGTGATAACTGTTTCACACCTTCTTCACCACCGATTCTGCGAACTGTGGCACGGTCCAAGACTGCTTCACCTCTCAGAACTCTGGCTGGCATTTCATCTGGTGCCATACCACCCATGTGGAATGTGGCTTGTGGTGGTTTTTGAGCCATGACAACAGATGTCTGTGCTGCCCCGGTTCCAATGGCTGCTGCAATCATGGCTGCCCTTGCAATGGGTGGATATGCCAATGCTTCTGTGACTGCCTTGGCAGTATTGAAGGCAATTTCACCCACTGCTGCAGCTTGATTCATTCTGAACAATCCCATGATGGTCTTTTGATTGGCTCTTCCATTGTCCATGGCAGCTTGCAAGACTGCACTGCTGAATTCACTGAAGGCACCAGACAAAGCACTTGCATTGGCCATGTCTGTGTTAAAGATGTCCATCTTCATTTGTTGCTGTCGTTTCAAGTTCTCTTCAGCAATGATTGCATTGGCCATCTCCACATTCTTGGCTGTTTCACCAAGTTCTTTGATTCTTTGCATCTCACGTTCAAAAGCAAGTTCTTCTTGTTCTGACTTGGTCAGGAATGTCGATTCAGACAATTTTGACAGTTCATTGGTGGCATCTTGTTGCTTCTTGAACCGTTCCATGTCCAGTTCAATCAATCTGCGAAGTGCATCTTCTTCATCATGTGACACATCCACAGTCTCTTTTTTGGCCTTGGTCACCTTCTTAGCAGCATTGGCGGCTTCTTCATTACTATCTGACAGTTCTTTTTCAAGTGTCACCATGTCTTTTGCCAATTTGACTGCTTCATCTTGCATCAACACCAAGACATCACGCTCTTTTGTCTGTTGGACCAACTGAGCATTCAACAGATTTGACAGTTCATACAATTCACCTTGAGCAGTGACACTGCGATCAGTCAAATCCACATTGTTACTGATTTGCGCATTCTGCAACTGTAATGTGTTTAACTGTTCTTTCATCTGGTCAGACAGAACTGCTGTTTCACCAGATGAAAATGCAGCAATCAAACTGTCCACTGCTGCTTTTTGCATCTTGGTGGTCTGGATGGTGGCTTCTGCTGATTCAATGTTTCCTCTGAATGATTCATTGGCAGCTTCCCCGGCCTTCTCCAGATTGTATTGATATTCTGTGATTTGACCTGTTAACAATGCATATTGATTCCGCATTTCTCGCAACTTGCCACCAGCATCAATCAGATTGTTCTGTTGTTCCTGTTGGGTGTCAATCAATGCTTGTTGTGCATCTCGCAATTTCAGTGTCAGTTCTCTGGATTTCTTCACTTCTGCTTGATAGGACATGTAGCCCAGTGTCAATGCACCAACAGCAGCTGCACCAGCTAACACAATCGGATTCAATGCACTGAATGACATGGTCAGTCCTTCAGTCACTGCAAAAGCATCTGCAAGACCATCAGCAGCTTCAGCCAACTGGGGATTCACACCACGCAATGCAAGACCAATGGAACTGAACCCTCGGTCAATGTCACCACTGGATTCAGCAACACGTTCCAATCTGTCTTCTGCCCTTCTGGCACTGTCTGCCAATTCATCAAAACTGGATGCACCTCTTTTGGCAGCATTGGCGGCTTCTTTGGCTGCCTTCTTGGATGCTTCTGCACTCTTTTGGGCTGCCTTTTCTGCTTGTTTCAGTTGCCTGTCCAAGGCTGCAACCATCTTCTTGGCTTCTTGGTCTGTGATGTTGGGAATGGTCTTCAGTTTGGACAACAAGTCTTGCAAGTTGGCTTTGTAACTGATTTCAATCGACTTTTTCTCTTCTGCCATGGGTCACACTCTCTTCATCAAGTCATCTGCCAATGCTTTGATGACTCGGTTTGCAGTTTTTCGATGCGGTTTCACCAGTGTTTCATCTGCCACCCTTCGACCTTGGGGTTGGACAATGTCTCTGGACTGGTAGTTCTCTGAATCTTCTCCATACTTTATCATGTAACTGTATGGTGCAGTGTTCTTCAAAAACACGACAAAGTTTCCATTGGCATCCACTTTCATTCCACGTTGGAATCTTTTATAGGATTCTTTGGATGTTTTACGGAAAAAGACAATGTTTCCCTGGTCATCAGTTCTGATTTGTGGTTTCCGCTTTGGCCAGTCTCTGACAGCTGCCTTCTGAATGTTGGCCAACTCTTCTTCCATAATCTTTCCAGCATTGGGTGCCACAGTATGCAAGAACCCCATGAACATGGATTCCATGTCTTGGGTCACTGTTACTGTGGCATTTCCTCTGGTATATGACTTCATTGCATTCTCTTGGATATCATTGATTCCATTCTAGCAGTTTTTATCCGTTCTTGTCGTGTTCTTCTTTCATCTGGTGATTCACAAAAAAGTCTATATTCGGCCAACACTTTAATCTTGGTCGGTTGGTCCAATGTGTGGAACCAATCTGGATGTTGATTCCAACGCATTGCAATCCGCATGGCCATCAAGTCAAAAGAACCTGACCGACCTATGAAAAATTTGCAGTGTCTTCCACATCTTGTTCTGTGGGAATGCTTTTCATCATCTCCACCAAGATAGTTGTGCCTTGTTCATATATGGAACCCGGTGCCATTCCAGCTTCCAACAATCGTTCCATCACCTTGAATCCAAACTGTATTGGGTCACCACTGTGGATTGGATATGCTGGAAGACATTTGGCATGGTCAACTGCAACAGCAATGGCAGCTGCACACAGTCTTCCCAATTGCGCTCTGTTGGGTTCTGAACCCCATATTGCAACAAAGTCCAAACAGACTGCAATGCTGTTTGGAATCTGGATGTCATGTTCACCAAGTTTCTTCAAATTTACTTTCATTTTGTGTACCTCTTATTGAATAAAACTTGGGCCACCATACAGATGAACCCAAGTATTTGAAAATTTCAGAACTGTTAGGTTGGTCCAGTTACAGTTGCACCACCATAACAAGTGAAATTCAATGTGAATGATGATGGGTCACCTTCACTGAAATCCAAAGTGCAAACACACTTTGACAATGTGACAGTGTGGTCAGCTGCATCACCAAAGTTTGTTCCTTCAGCAGTGTACTTGATATCAACACAGTAGTGTTCAACATATGGTGTTCCAGTCAAACCAGTTGATGTGTTTGATGAATACACACCAGATTGATTGATGAAATCACGAACACCACCAACTTGGGTTGCATCTGTGAATTGTCGGAAATGGAATGTGAATGAACCAGTCACAGCTTGTTCATCTTGTTTGCGAACTGCTGCAAAGTTTCCACGGTCCATCACCACCAATTCACTGAACTGTTGTGGTTGACTGAATGAAAAGTTGCCATCTTCATATGCAACTTCCAATGTGACTGCTGAACCATCAAGAAGTTCAATCTTGCCATCTCGTTTTGTTTTGGGTATTACTGAGTAAGCCATTGGTGGCCTCCATTTATATTGTGTGTAGGGCTGTGAATTCTATACTGATTATACAGTATTCTTGTGAGTCTGTCACCTCTCTGGTTGAACTGTTGTATCTAACAGTGAATCCATTGTTGGGTGTCGTGTATGCTGACAAGATTGCATTGATGACATTCTCTTCAGCATCCAATGCATTGTCATAGTCTGTTGGGTATATGTCCAACGGTCTCAATCTATATGCGAACAGAACCCGGACTGGTGTGTTGACATATACACCCACCGCCCTTCTTTGTCTTTCATCAACAGCTGTACTGGATGCCAACTGGACACCAAAAGCAAGATGTGCCACTGTGTTTTCAGTTCTTCCAAAATAGTCTGGACTGTGTTTGGATTCCTTGAATCCAGTCAATGCACCCACCTTGGCTGCAATTGCTGCTCTGACTGCACTGAATTTCATCTTCTTGTTCTTCTCGTTCTAAATTGACCAAATCGACCAGATTGATTCAAGAATATCACTGGATTCTTGGCTTGTCGATTGTTTGGTTGGTCACTGTGGCCATCATGGTCATAATCATATACAAAGTTGATTTGCTTCCAGTCATGTGTGTACTGTCTGAAGTGTTCACTTGCTAAATCCAAGTATCTTCCATTGGACTGGCCAAGACTGCTGTGGAAGTCTCTGAATATATAGTACAATGACAAGTTCTGATGTGCAGTTCTGAAGGCTTCTGGACTCATTACAAGATATTCCAGTCCACCACCTTCTGTCCGCATTCTCTGAACCATTGTGAACCAAGCTTCATCAATATAAGACTGGTAGGATGCAAGGTTGCTGGGGCGAATATCAGCTAGTTGGCTGTATGTCGATGTCAAGTCGCCATCTGAGACAACTGGATATAATCTTCTTTTCACCACTGCTGCATTACGTCTGAAATTAAACACCCCACCAGTCAAACTGATTTCCCATTCTTGCAAGTACCCTTCACCAAGTTCCAATGTTTCAGCCAAGTTGGATGAACTGTGTGTGTATTGTGGAATGTTACCGGGATATGTTCCGGCTGCTCCATCCACAATCTTTGTTCCATTGGGTGCAATCAAACTGTATTTGACATCTGTTGGACCAACCAAAGAACCATTGCGATAAATTGGAAGGGTAGTCAGTTGTGACTTGCCACGTTCCAACAGTTCTGGCACTTTGATTTGTGGTGCATAGGGTGTTGCATTGCTCATTTTGTGAATCCTTCATAGATGGTCATCCCAATGGTCTGATATTCTTGAATGAAGGCATTCATATCAGATACCACTTGGTTAAGTTCATCAAGCTGTTGTCTTTTCTCTGGAATGTGTTGTTCTTTCATCAACATTTCTTTCATGCGGCTGTTGTTCTTGTCCAGTGCAGCCAGTTCCCAAAAGTGTGGTTCTGGATTCCCAAGCATGTTGGAACGCAACATATTTACACACCAGTCATGGAATGCATTGGTGTCCAATTTTTCAATCAATCGATTGGCCACCACTCTGACATTGTTCCACTTGGGGCAGTGATATCTTCCACCACGAACATCATAAACATGCATATAATCAAATTTTTGTGGGTCCAAGTATACCCAACCATCTTGTTGCAATTTTCCGATTCTGGAACCGGGGTTGCCTATTTCACCAGATATCTGATGGATTCCATTGACACCGGGTACAACTCTTTCCATTCTCAAGTGTGGAATAAAGAAGCCCTTTTTGACTGTCTTGGTGCTTTTGCCAGATTGAATTTCGACATCTCGATACACAAAGGACCAGTTGGATGGGTGCCATTTGTAGTAGAATGGATGGTTGGGTCTAGCCGGCAGCAGATTCTGTTGTGTTTGGGCAATTGGTGCCCATGGTTGTGGTTGCATTGGATTATTATTCATTGTGTGTACCTCATTGAAAAGATGGGTGGCAGTCAGACCACCACCCATTGAATATTGAATATTGAATCAGATTAGATAACAGAAATCAACAGACATCCACGTTCATCATCAATGATTGACATACCCAAATAAGCATGTCCAACGATGCGTGTCATTGCCTTGTCAGCTTCACGTTCCATCTCAATCATCACATCACCCATTTCCATGGATTCTGCTGCACCAGCCAATGGTGCTGGCATGCCAGTTGCAAAACCGATTGCACCGGGTGCAAATAAAGCACCTTGATGGTCAGTACCATCATTGGTCACGTGTGAAGATGTGTAGATCTCAACACCCATGAACTGACCTTTGTAGTGTGAACCTTTTGCACTGATTGCTTCATAGGTAGCTGGAACGAATGCCAACACACCAGAAGTCAAACCAATCAAAGAATCTTGAAGGTCTGCCCATTGTTTTGGATGCAATACAGCAACATAAGGACCGGGGGCACCCTTTCCAGAAGCAGCTGCTTCCAATTGTTGGATTGCATCAAGGAACAAAGATGCAGTCAAAGCAGCACCAGTTGAACCTTTGACATTGGAAAATGAAGCAATAGTTGTTCCAGTCAAGTCAGCGAACAAAGCATCATATGATTTTGCAATTGATTCAGCAATGCGGAATGGGTCAACATCACCTTGTCCATAAGCTGTCATACCAGCCAAGTCGGTGATCTCGTATGCCAATGCTTGTCGCTTGACAACCACATCAACATGTCCATCAGTCAAAGCAGATGGTGTCACAGCAACTGGATTCAGTGCTGGTGATGCAAATGCTGTGAATGCATCGTATCCATCAAGTCCAGCTTTGCGAACTCGGATGGTGTCAGAACCCATACCATTGATTGAACCAACAAAGTCCATGAATGGGGTATTTCGAAGGTTGGTTGAGTCGGTTAGAAGAAGTCGGATTTCTTGTGAAATCATCTGTGCAAGTCGTAAGTCACCTGACAGATTGTTCTGTGTAATAGCCATAATAAACACCTATTATGTGAGGTTTGAAGGTTTGGTTGGTTTGGTTGTGGATTACTGCTGTTTACGGTTGCGAACCTTCCACATCAAGATGTCATTGAATATATTGTACAGTATAATTTCAGACTGTGCAACATAAACGAAAAAACCCACCCCGTGAAGGGTGGGAAAAAGTGAGGTACGGACTTTTATTCAGGGAAAATATCAATGGTTAGATTGAAACAACGATTTCAGCACCAGTAACATTGACAACTGACTTAACCTTGACATTGTTGGAATCAACCAATTGGACATCCAACTGAATCAAGTTTCCACTGCTGTCATATGCGGACACATGAACAATCTTCTTTCCAAGACCATGGTTCAAGGTTGCAAAAGTGTTTGCAGTCAAGTTCTGTGGTGCAAACTCTTTTCTGAAATCATTGATGTCAACAAGAATTTCACCTTTGGTATTGTCATATTGGGCCAAGTTGTCAGAACTTGCATCAGCACTGATTGCTTGTTGCGCTCGTGCATCTGTGAAATACAGGTTTGTTCCTTCGGACACATCTGATGTTGATGCATTCAAAGAGAATTCACCGGCACCATCCCAAGACAAGCCAGTACCAGCAGCAAATTCAGCAAA